CCCAGCCGCTGCCGCTAGTTCGGCGCCGTGGCTCTGGCAAGCTGTGCCAGTCTTCACCAGGTTGAGTGGAATACGCCCCTCCGAAGCCACGGCGCGATCCAGCAACTGACCTTTGTTCATTTCTAAACTGATGACGAGTGCCGACTTGCTCTGGCGTACAGCCGCGTCGATGACAAAGCCCATGGCAAGCGTGGTCTTGCCCATGGCCGGACGTCCGGCGACGATGTACAGGTGGTCGGGCTGCAACCCACCGAGCTTCTCATCCAGATCTTTCAAGCCAGTCGACAGACCGATGAGGGTTTCACCCCGGGAGTGGCGATCATGGCGGTCCTGCCAGACTTCAAGCTGATCGACGAGCACGTCGCCAACTTTGACGATGTCGTCATCACCCGAACCGCAATCAATCGCCATGGCAGCCGCCTGGACCGCAGCGATCTTCGCCTGCGTATCCTCGTTGCCTTGGGAAATTTCCATCGCTTGGCTACCAAGGTCGTATAGCGCCCGGTCAATGGCCCGCTCACGAACGATCTGGGCGTATGTTCGAGCGTTAGCGATACTCGGTGTGTTTTTTACGATTTCGGCGCAATAGGCGAATGCCGGGCTGCCGTCGTCCATCGAACCGATGTGATTACCGACAGTCAGGAAATCCACCGCCTGACCAGACGAACGAACGGCCATGATGCCGCGGTACACATCGGCGTTTGCCGGGAAGTAAAACGCCTCGGCGGACAAGTCTTCGCAGAGGGTATCGATCAGCTCTGGCCGCTGCATCATGGCGCCAAGCAGGCTGTGTTCAGCCTCGATGCTGTGAGGGTCACGCATGATAATTCCCCTCGACGACCTTCACGAAGTTGCGAGGGGCGATCAGCCAGTCGAACGAAGCGCGGAACGGCTTGGTGCCGAAACGGCCCTCAACCTTGCCCATCAGGAAGTTCGACGCCTTCACCGACTCGAAGTACTCGCGCCAGAACGCCAGGTCGCGATGGGCTTCGTGCTCTCGCCACCGGCCCTGCAGGTTCTGCTGGCGGGTTTTATTGATCAGGGTTACGGCTGGCAACTCGGAAAGGATTTCGTGGTACAGGTCGACAATGGCTCGGTGGGGGCACGAGTCTGCTTTCACCCTGGAGATTTTTCCCGCCGCCGCTTCCGGTTGACGCTCGGCGTCGACGACTACCTCGTCAGAGGTAGTATTTGTATTTGTGTCTTTATTGTGTGGTGGAAACGCCACATAGGACGTGGTGGAAACGCCACACTGTGGCTCTTTTTTAGTGGTGGATTTGCGGTTGTTTTTGGCGTCAATCCGCCATGCATTAACCGGCGAAATTCCTATGGGAGCCTTGCTTCCACCTTCGCGGTAAATCACACGTTGGCGCAGCAACTCACCGATGATGCGTGAAACGTCTTCTCGGTGGATGTTGGCCATCTCGGCGATGTAGGAGGCCGCTATACGGGCGCTGGCGACGTTGTAGCCTGCGGTCTGGCGGTGGATGGCCAGGGCGACACGAAGCTCCCTACCTGACAGGTCGGCGCGTATCAGGGCGCCGTAAAGGTCGTTGTCCATCCGGGTAAAGCCCCCCGGGTTATTTGCGTGAAGTTGAATGACATTGCTCATGCTGAAGTCTTCTGTTCCGAGGAAAGGGACGCCTTCAGGTGATCAAGGCAATCTCGGCGAAATCGGGACTTCGACTCACGGGAGTACTGGAAGCGAACCAGTAACGCTGCGTGCATGGCGGCAGATTGATGGGTAATGCGATGCTGCGACACTTTTTGCGAATGATCGAAAAGTGTCGCGACATGGTGGGTATTGCCGGACGAGATCTGGTTGTGCATAATCATCTCCACAAAGTTTTGCCGCTGTAGAAGAAGCCGACCTCGACCGTCGGCTTTTTTGTGTCTCAAATTCAGGCAGCCTTGAGCGACTCGCGCAGAACCTGAAGCGCATCGATCGCTTCAAGGATTGCTTTCTCGCCCTGGGCTTTTTCGTGCTGGCTGATGTGGTTGTCCGCTGCGGCATCGAAGATCAAACGACCTACGTCGCCGCACTCAGCCGACAGGTGACCGAGCGCTACCATCAGCGGCTTGGCGGTAGGTTTCTCACGAGCAACTAGGTCGAACCCGAACTGATCAGCCAGCGTCACCAATGGGCGCATATCACCGGTGTGCAACAAGATCCCGAACAGATGCTCGATGGTCAGGTGGTGAGCGTCGTTATCCGGGTTCGAGCGCTGGAGCAGGCTCACATGCGGAACACCCATCTTGGCGCTCAGCGACTTTGCTTCGTTGTCCTTGACCGCGTCGTGGCAGGCCCGCAGGAACTTGTCCATTCGTAAAACCTCGTTTCTGTTTCCGTGGTGGCGTTATGCCAATCAGGAGATCATTCGTTCATCAACTGATCAGGGACGAGCCCATGAACATTTCTTTTTCCAGTCCCGAAACAGGGACCAGCGCCAATCTTGAAATCTGTAACCGGCCTACCTTCCCCGCCGTGCGGTCCCTAATAAGGGTCGGGAGTCATCGCTTGGGAGCGAAGGCAATCACGTTGCTGTCGAGCGGCACGTTGTCGCTGGCCGCCTTTTTGAGTCCCGGCATGGCCAGTCGCAAGATCTGCGAGGCCAATGCTTCAGGAGTGATCCCGATCTCCGACGCCCATCGCGCCAGGTCTTCCGTGTCGCCCTTCCGTAAGTCAACTACTGCACTGGGCATGAATCCCCCTCTGTCGCCTTCTCAGGCGCGTCTTTTCTCCAGTTCAAACGGCAGCTCTCCTAACGTTCGCTTGGCCTCAAGCGCGGCCTCGATGATTTCTCGGCTAAGCACGCTGTGTTGCAGCTTCATGTCACGAGCAACGTCCTTCAGCTCCTGAAAGACTTCGTCATCGAGGCGCACCTTCACCTGGTGCTCGTGCCGGTGGGTTTTATCGTCGTAGGCCATAGATTCACTTCCGCTTTCGGGGTGGCGTGGCGTAGTTTAGGCGGCTGTTTTGCGAGCTGTCTGATGGCGGGAGCAAAGGTCGCGAGCAGTGATTTGCCCGCCTGTCAGCTCTTCCGCTTTGAAAGCCTTCTCGGCGCTCATCAGATGAATTCCGGACACCCAGTACGAAACCGCAGCCTGAGATACGCCGAGAGCCAAAGCTGTTTTGGTTTGCCCGCCGAAGAAGTCGACGAGCCTTTCGATGGGAGTCATTTCGATCCCTACTGATAAGCCTGCTTATATCCTAAGTAGAAGGACACTTATTTGCAAGTCGATAAGGAAACTTATAAATTCCAACGGATGAGCACACTCGCTGAACGAATTAAATCCGCACGAATTCACGCCAAACTGACGCATAAGGCTCTCGCCCTAAAGGCTGGAGTCGAGCAGCCAGTGATTTCGCAGTTGGAGACTGGAAAGAATCTTCAAAGCGCTCACTTGCCGAAGATCGCGCATGCTTGTGGCGTGAGCGCAATCTGGCTGTCTGAAAATATTGGTCCAATGATCAATGCCGCGAAGGTCGACTCGAACGTAGGCGAAGCTCGCCAGCCGGTTGAGTCTTTCCGGTATCCGGTAATCAGCTGGGTTGCCGCCGGCGCATGGGCCGAAGCGGTTGAGCCCTTCCCTCCTGGATATTCCGATCGGTATGAACTGTCGGACTACGACTCAAAAGGTCCTGCATTCTGGCTTGAGGTAAAAGGTGATTCGATGACGTCGCCAGTCGGAACGAGCATCACCGAGGGGACACTGATCCTGGTCGATACGGAAGCTGATGCCCAGTCAGGAAAATTGGTGGTAGCGAAACTGGCAGATAGCGACCAGGCAACTTTTAAAAAACTTGTCGATGATGGCGGCCGACGGTTCCTGAAACCGCTAAATCCTGCGTACCCTACTGAAATGTGTGCAGAAAATTGCAGGATTGTCGGCGTGGTAGTCAGGGCGCTACAAAAGCTTTAGAGATTGCCCGAAATTTACGCGTCACGAAGCCCACCACCGAGTGGGCTTTTTTGTGCCAGACATCGAAAAGAGTACAAATGTACTCCATGCATCTTGCCAAAATGATTCCGCACCAATACTGTACATTCATACAGTTACGGTAAGGAAAACCGCATGCTCTCCTCCTCGATTCCTACGACAAAACCTCGCACGTCCTACGAATTAACCGGGCGCCGCTTACAAGCGATCATCGCAGCACCTGGCGTTCAAAAGGTTCAAGCGGTCACGGTGTTCAGGCTGGAACACGAAACCGTCGAGGATTGGCAGCGTTTAATCGATGAGATCAGCGAGACGGCAGGTGTAATGGTCGAATCCTTAGAGGGAGGTGCCGTCAGGATCGGTTGGAGACAGTATTGCGAAGCATGAAATGAGCCCGCCGTTTGAGCGGGCTTTTTATCGCCACGAGAAATTTTTATAAGCCTGCTTATTGACGACTAAAATAAGCAGGCTTATATTCGCTCCATCGCCGCCGAGTACCCAACAAGGGACCAGCAAGCG